CAATCTGCTGCCGCCTGGGATGGGCCAGCCGAACCCCGACGACTTGGCCGGGCTCTACTAGGCGGTGGCGTATGGCGACGCTTGGCGACTTGAAAGCAAGGATCATCAGCGAGACGACGCGCGACGACCTCGCCGATGATCTGGCTGCACAATTTCAAAACGTCATCGCGCAGGCCATAGACCAGTATGCGGCCGAACGCTGGTGGTTCAATGAAAGTCGCCAGTTGGTTCTGACGACGCCGGGTCAACCGACAATACCATGGCCGACCGGAGCCCGCATCATCGACGGCCTTTACCTTGAGCAAAACAACGGAAACACGCGATGGCCGCTCACCGCCCGGTCAATAGACGAGTTCGAACGGTTCATGCAGCCGAACGTCCGGGGGCAGCCCACGGATTACTTGGTCAAAGGTCTGCTGGTCTACCTGTTCCCAACGCCCAACGCGGCCTACTCGCTGGCTTGGGACCTTCTAATCGACGTGGCCCCGCCGCTGCTGGCGGACACCGACCAGAACTTTTGGACGAACCAGGGCCAAGACCTCATCGTCGCCCAATCTAAGATCAGGCTCTATCGCGACTACTTGTCGGCCGTGGCGACCGATCCTCGGCTGCTGGGAACCCAGATGCAGGAGCAGGCCGCCTATTCGCGCCTTCGCGCCGAAAGCACGCGCCGCACTGCGACGGGAAGGCTGCAACCCGCATGGTGATCCGCCGCGCCCCGTCGCAGAACCTTTTAGAGCCTGACGCGCCGTCCTGGGCGCATCGGTTCTCGCTGCGGATACAGGCTTATTTCAAGCTGGTGCATCCGATTGAGCCTGCCGAGATTTTCGCGGCGAACAAGGCCGAGCTTCCGTCGCCCGCCGACTGGCGCGGCTGTTTCGCCGTCGTGCCGGATCAGCACGCGCTGGTGGTTTCGGACGGGGTGAACTGGCTGACGATCCCGCTGGGAGGGCCTGTCTGATGCCTTCGAACTGGACTGCTTCAGCCCGGTTCGTCCTTCAGGCGACCGGCGAAAACAACAACACCTGGGGCGTGATCCTCAACCAGGGCGCTTTCCAACTGATAGACGACAACATCAACGGCCGCCTGCCGTTCGTGCTGTCGGGGATCAAGGTTCTGACCACCGCCAACGGCGCCCCGGATGAGGCGCGTATGGCCTTCCTCGACGTGACCGGTGGGACGGGCGGGACGGTGACTATTCCCCCGGTGCCCAAGGGTTACTTCGTCCGCAATAACGCCGCTGGTCAGGTGTCGATTTCGCAGGGCGGCGCGATCACTGGGGTTTTTCAGACTGGCGACATGGGGCCGGTGTTTGCGGATGGCGCCGGATCGGTGTTCCAAATCTACTTGTCGAACAAGACGCTTCGCCAGTTCATCGCGGACGGCGATCAGGCGGCTATCGACTACATCAACGCCGCGATTTCGGCCGGGACGGCGCTTTTGCCGCCGTCTGCCGGTCAGAACGGGAAGGCGCTCATGGTCCGCATGATCGGAGCGCCGCCTGTTGAGGCGTGGCAACCGGATTTCATCGGCACGGCGGACGTGATCGGGCTGTCGGCGGCCCTGGTTAACACCCTGGGGCAAGCCATCGCCTTTGCAGTGTCGCTCTAGGAGGGCGGGGATGGCGGTCGCACCGAACAAAATCGTCACGCCTCAGGCGATCATCACCGGCACCGGGACCACGTTCGGGCCGATCCCGGCGAACGCCAATTACGACGTGCCCACCTCCACGGCGCCGGTGCTGGCGGCCCGCGCTGGGGGCGCGCGGCTGACGCGGGTGTGGGCGTGCCTGGGGAGCGGCGCGCGGGTGGCTTCCGACTGCCAGCTTTACGGGGTCAAGGCCGGGGTGTTCCGGCTGCTGCGGGTGCTGGCCGTGCCGCTGCTGAACGTGCCCGCGAACAACGTCCTGGCGATTGACCCGCTGGACTTCGGCTTCAGCGATTCCTTCCCGCTGTTCCTGGCCCCCGGCGAGGCGCTGGCGATGGCGGTTTCGGTGGCGCAGGCCGCCCTGCTCGTCCGCGCCGAAGGCGGCGCCTATTGGGATGCGACCATGCCCACGCCCGCTCAGTCCAACTCGATCATCACGCCGCAGGCCCCGATCACTGGGGCCTGCAAGCTCGGCGCCGCTGGGGTGGGCGACTACACCACGCCGGGTAACACCGTGGCTCTGCTGGCGGGCCAGCCGAACGGGGCGCGGATCACGAAAATTCAGGCGGTCCCGGCGGCGACCACGGTGACTTCGGATTGCGAGCTTTACGCCTTCGACGGGGTGAACAACCGGCATATCCGCTCCATCGCCGTGCCGGTGGTGGCGATTGCCGCTGGGAACCTCGCGGCGATCCCGCCGCTGGACTTCGGCTTCAGCGAAGCAAACCCGCTCTACCTTGGCCCGAACGAGGGCCTGAACGTCGCGGTGTCGAAGGCGCAGACGGCGCTGGTGGTGCGCTGCGAAGGCGGCGCCTACTGAGATGCTGAACGGCGGCGATCATCTGGCCGGTTTCCTGGGCCAATCGCTCGGCGGCAAAAAGCCTGTGGCCGGGGCGTTCAATTTTGTCGCCAACTACTCTGCCGGAACTTATGCGCTGACGGTGCCGCGCGACGGTTTCTGGAAATTCGTGGCCTGGGGGGTCGGCGGCAGTTGCGGGGGCCTGACGGACCCCGGACAGGCCAGCGCGGGCTATGTCGAGGTGACCCGGTTCCTGGCGGTTGGCCAGATAGTGACGCTGGTGGTGCCGGTCTACACAGGCGTTCCGGGGGCGACCACGATCACCTTCCCAGATGGTTCTGTGGCCAGCGCCGGATCGGCGCAGGGCGGCGCGGCGCCGACGCCGGGCGTGGCCACTGGCGGCGACGTGAACCTCAACGGTTCGGCGGCTCCTGGGGCGGGCGCCTTCGACGGCCTGCCCGGCGGCGGCACCGGTGGCGGCCCCGGCGGCCTGCATCAAGCGGGCAATTCCGGTGGCTCGGGCGCTCCGGCCAACCTGCCGTTCATCGGCGGGCGCGGCGGCTTGGGCGGCGGCGGGGTGACTTCACCAGCGGGTGTGGGTGCGGGCTGCGGCGCGGCGGGTGGCAGCGTGGTCGGTGTTCAGGCCGGGCCTGCCCTCGTCATCGTCCTGTACGTCAATTAGGGCGCCCGGCGATGGCCAATCTCCCCTTTTTCCCGCCGACCGGCCTTGTGAACGATGATACCCAGTTCGCCGAGCAGGGCCGTTGGCTGAATGGCTCGCTGGCGCGCTTCTACGGCGACAGTTGGCAGGTTAAGGGCGGCTGGGAGCGGCTGATTCTCGACAACCTGGGCGGCGTCTGCCGGTCGGTGCTGTCGTGGACCGACAGCACGAACGACCTCAACATTGCTTTTGGCCGCCACAACGGCCTGTCGGTCTGGCGTGACAATGTTCTCTACGACGTGACCCCGGCCGAGTTCGTCGCGGGCTCAATCGACGGGACCGGAGGCGCGGGCTACGGGACCGGCGAATATGGGATCGGGACCTACGGCACGCCCTCAGTCGCCGACTACTTCCCGATGACATGGAGCCTAGGGAACTGGGGCGGCTTTCTCCTGGCGAACCCGCGCCACCAGGGGATTTTCGTCTGGGACGGCACGGCGCCCGGCATAGCGACGCTGATCCCCGGCGCACCCGCTCAAGTGACCTACATGCTGTCGATGCCGCAGCGTCAGGTTATGGCGCTGGGCTGCAATGAGGAGGTTAGCGGTGTTTTCAACCCGCTCTGCATCCGCTGGTCCGATATCGAGGATTACACCGACTGGACCTCGACCGCCCAGAACAACGCTGGGGAGTGGATTCTTGAGAGTGGCGGCCGGATCGTCTGCGGCCGGGTGATCGGTGACTACGCGCTGGTTTGGACGACCGATGGGCTGTTCCTGGGGACCTATATCGGGGCGCCCGGCCAGACATGGAAGTTCGAACGGCAGGGCGCGCACTGCGGCTCGATCAGCCCTGGTTGCCCGGCCGTGTCGGCTCAGAACGTCGCCTGGATCACGCCCAGCCTCGACTTCTGGCAATACACCCTTGGCAGTCAACCGGCCCCGCTTCACTGCGATATCCGGCTGATGTTCATGGATCACATCACAGCCGGGCAGGATGACAAGATCGTCGGTTCGTCGGTCGGCAAATTCGGGGAATTGACGTGGTTCTGGCCAGATGACCGCGACGGCTTTGACTGTTCGCGGGCGCTGGTGGTCAACCCTGGGGGCTGGT